TATCACGATGTCAAATAACGGTGGCGGTATGACTTCCGTCCCTGCAATCACGTTCTCTCCTGCTTCTTCCACTGCCGCTACCGCTGTGATGTGCTTTACCGCACTGACATTGACAGGCGCATCTGGCACCGGCAATACGGTTGGTACGTTCCCGCTGATTGCTCAATCTACTGTAACGGCTGGTTCAGCTACGTTGACAAACCCAGAAATTACTACTGGTGTGTTTGTTCCCCGTCCGGCTACCGGCATTGCAACGACTGCGGCAACTACTTACGCTACAGCAATTGCTGATGGCGGTTTGCATCAGACTGCTACACTTGCTCAAGGTATTGTTACCCTGGGTGGTGCCGCATTTGGTACAGCCGCGTACACGGCGGCAAGCACGGTTGGTGGCACTGTCGATCTGGTTTATCTGCAACCCGTCTAAGGAATCATCATGGCTTCATCCAGAGTAGCAAACAAGTTGCCGAGTCAATTCGGCAGCATCCTGTTGGCTTCAGCTATCGGGGTGAATCTGAATGCTGGTACAAACGTGGACTTGCAAATTACTTTGCCAGACACGCCAACCAAATTCCGGGTTCGCGCTATTGCCGTGACCAATGCGTCTATCAATCCGACTACGGCCCGTTACGCTATCTGGACAGCGGCAGGAGGCACTGGTACTAACATTGTCACCACTGTGACTCCTTCTATGGCATCTTCTGCCGTAGTGACGGACTTGTCGATTGCTTCTACTAATGCCATCACTGGTGTTGGTAATTTGTATTTGTATTTGACAACCCCTCAAGGCGCTGCCTCGACGGTTGATGTATACATCTACGCTGATATTTTGACTGCTTAACCATGTGGGTCACAAACAACAGTGAACATGATCTAGAAGATGGCTATGATGGCAGACGGTACAAGTTTGCCAAAGGTCAATCAATAGAAGTACCTCCTGTTGTTTGCAACCATGTGTTTGGTTTTGGTGATGATAATAAAGAGCCGTATCTACGGCGACTTGGGTGGATGACACGTAGTACGGAATACGACAAGGCTTTAGCCCGGTTGCATTCTTTCTCGTTTTCCTCGGATCGACCCAAGCACAACGTCCACGTACTATCCCCCGTGGTTGACCCTGTGCCAGTCCCTGCGCCTCAAAAACGCAAGGCTGGTCTCGTTCAAATTGCCGCATAAATTATGAGGAAAGCATGGCAGCACTCTCTGACTACATCACGGAATGCCGCAGGATGCTTCATGACGCAAACGGCAATTTCTACACGGATGCAGAACTAACTGATTACATCAATCAAGGGCGGGCAAGGTTAGTCAGGGACACTGGTTGTCTCCGCACTTATCAAACATCGTCTGTTGCGTTTAACCAAGAAGTTCTTCTTACTTCTTCACTTCCTAGTGGCACAAGTACGCTCGACGTATTGACGTTCAATCTCATCTGGGGCAACACGCGCATTGCTTTGCAATACTTGCCGTGGACTGACTTCAATGCTCGGTTGCGCTACTACCAGAATTACACAGGTCGCCCTATTGCGTACTCTATGTACGGGCAGACCAGCATCTATCTTGGGCCAATCCCAGATCAAGCGTATAGCGTTGAGCTAGACACTGTGATCTTGCCTACGGCACTGACACCAAACTCCCCAACAGAAGTTATTCCTGACCCGTATACAACGCCTGTAGCTTTCTACGCTTGCCACAAAGCCAAGTACAAAGAACAAGCATATGGTGAGTCTGAGATTTTCAAGCAAGAGTACACGAATCAAGTCCGTGCTGTTTTGGCATCTGTATTTACACGCAGAATAACAACACCTTACTTGGTCGGCTAATGGAAAATCAAGACATTATGGAAACACAACACCTTATTGATACAGGGCTTTTAATTATGTCTAGCGTTATTGGTTGGCTTTCCCGAGAGACGTTTTCGTCAATAAAAAATTTAAAAGAAGATGTTGCTAAGTTGAGGGAGGACTTACCAAAAACTTACGTGGCTCGTGATGACTACAAAGAAGACATCCGCGAAATCAAAGAAATAACTATAAAAATCTTTGATAAATTGGACAACAAGGCTGACAAATAATGGACATCACCGGCATCGGTGAAGCGGCTACAGCAGCGCAAAAGCTTATAGGAATGTTCTTTCCAGATAAAACTGCGGAAGAACAGGCCAGACTCAGTGCCAGCTTGTCGTTGTTATCCGCTCAGACTGACATTGATAAAGCAGAAGCTCAATCCACTGATCCATTGCAGCACTGGCGTGGTGGCCTGGGGTGGGTGTGTAGCTTTGCTTATGCCTACAACTTTGTTGTGCAGCCATTGATCATTGCAATCTCTGCGGCTTGCGGTCATCCTATTGTCCTGGCTCCGCTAGACATTGGGCCATTGGCTACGTTGACCGCTGGCATGTTGGGTCTTGGTGGGTTGCATGTTACGGAGCGTATCAAAGGTGCGGCGTAATCATGTCAAGGAAAAAACCTAACCTGTCAGTCAGCCGAGGAGAAAAACTGTCAGTCAAGGCGGGTGGTGGCTTGACGGCAAAAGGAAGGACAAAGTACAACCGTGCTACGGGTTCTAATTTAAAAGCACCTCAGAAGTCTGGGCCTCGCCATAAATCCTTCTGCGCAAGAAGCAAGTCATGGAGTGGTGAAAGAGGATTGGCAGCTAGAAAACGTTGGGGTTGCAGGTAATGGCTACGCAGGAACAAAAGAAGGGTTACCACGTAACCAAGAACTTTGCCGGTATCAACACCAAGGCAAACAGAACTGCAATCAAAGAAGAAGAGTTCTCTTGGCTCGAGAACGCTATGCCTATTGGTCACGGCAACCTTCGCATTGTTCCTGCTCCAACAGCGGTTGGAACCATCACTTTTGCTACAGCAGTCACATACGCTGCTCATGGCAACATTGGTCTGACTGAGTATTACTTGGCTTTTCAAACAGATGGCAGTTGCGAGGTTGTTAACCTTACGACAAACGTTAAGTCCACCATTGCTGTTGCTGGTACTTTTTCTAGCACTGGCGTTGAAAGCGATCAGTGGAACAACACGCAAATCATAATCATTGACCCGGTAAAAGGCTACTTCCAATGGAATGGCACCTACCTTGTCAAAGTTGGATCATTGTTCTTTAACCTGTATCTTACAGGCAACAATCCAACAACAGGCGGCACATCCGCAAACTTGTCTACAGTAGTAATCACTGGTGTTGCCGGGCAATTTAGTTGTGCAGCGGCTACTTTGGCTATTGGTCAAGCGGTGACAATTTCTGGTACGTTTGGTGGTACGGGTTCAATTACGGGCTATACGTCAACAACAACTTCAGCCTCGTACTACATCATTGCAACCAACGGAACGACTACGTTTCAGTTGTCTACAACATTGGGTGGAGCCGGAGTTGTTACCACTGCGGGTACACCTACCGGCTTGTCTTACCTCCTGACAGGTGCTGGCTACTCTGGCGCTGTTACGGCTACTGTTGCTGCTCCATCTACAGGCGGTCAACAAGCAGTTATCAGTCTTTCTTCAAATGGATACGTGATCACTGGCGTATCTGCTTACGGTGTAGGGTTAACCCCAGGCACTAACTATCTTTCAGCGCCAGCAGTGACCATCACTGGATCTGGCGTAGGGTTGAATATCAATGCAACAGTTGTCAGCCAACCAGGAACTTCCATTGCATCTTTCTCAGGCCGGGTCTGGATCGCCAACGGGCGCACTCTGTACTACACGGCGGCAGGAACTAATAACGATTTCTACAGCGTATCTTCTGGAAACATCATCTTCAACGACTCAACTCTCGTTGGAAACATCACTCAGATTGTCGCTGCTAACAACTTTTTGTACGTTTTTGGTATCGACAGCATCAACGTTATTTCTGATGTTCGTATAAATAGTTTGACCGGGACTACGCTGTACACAAACACCAACATCAGTGCGGCTGTAGGATCAGACTTATCCTATGCTCTGATGCCGTACTTTCGATCTATTGTGTTTATGAATCGGTACGGGGTCTATGCTCTGGTGGGTTCTACAACGTCTAAGCTTAGTGATGCGCTAGACGGAATATTTCCTTACCTAGACTTTACAAAGACTGTCAGCGCAGGTCAGGTTTTGATC